TTTTATGATTTTTATATGAAGTTAATAAACGAAGAAAAGTTGCATTACACACCAAAGAGTGAGAAGAGACCTTCAAGGGGATCCGATGAAAGTGAGCTCAAAGCCTTGCCTGCTGCGTCCATGATCTTTTGTTCCACCACAGATACGCCTCCTTCAATGAAGGAGCCGAGCGAGGTGTGGATCTTGGACGTGGCCGTTTCCGCTGCAATAACCTTTGGGGGGTTCTTAGGCGCAATGGCCGACAAAGCCGACGCTCCAGGGAGCGTGAACTCGCAGTTGATGTACCACTCAACGTTAATGACTGGCACACTAACCACCGACCCAGTGACTTCAACGATAAGCACCGTCCACCCATCATTGGACGTAGTGCTAGTCGTCTGGTCCACAAACGTGCGCGCGCGAGCTCCGCGCGGCTGCGCTACCCAGGACATCTCCATCCCAGGCTGGATAGCTTTCATCGTAACTTCGTCGTACAACTCCGCCCCGGTCGCGAAAGTCGCGCCCGGAGCCGGAATCTGCCCGGCGGTGCCCATCGTCAGTATACCACTGGCGGTGGTAGCTGACGCGGTACAGCGGACAATGCAGCCCATGGAGACAATGCGATAATTGTCCCCATAGGTCGCAAGCATCGACGAAGCCTTGTAGGTTTCGTAAGTCGCAGGCATCGTCGCTACGCTAAGCGAGATTGTTGCCGACGCATATCCGAAAGGTAAGCCTGGAGCAAACACCAAGAACAACTTGCCGGCTGCGTTGTTCGTAAATGAAACATTCCCTCGGAACTGTTCCACCATAGTGTTGCCTGATGTTCCATCTGCCCATTTACTCGCCTTAGCAGCCGAGCAAAAGGGGTTGGTGAGGGAACATATCGCCTGGACGTGGCGATGCTGTTTGGGGCCCTTAGGTGCTGGTGGCACCGGGGGCCTTGTAACCTTAGCAGGACTCGCGTTGTTGGCAAGTGTCTGTGACTTACGGGGTTGTGCATTTTGTTTCTTCTTTCCATTTTTCGCTTTCTTATTTTTTATAGGCATTCTTTCCAAGCAAAACGTTTATCTACAAGAGTCGTTTTACGATTGGCTGTTGGCCCTTACAAAAATCTAACACTATCAGTCACTATAATTCACTGACGCTCAGTCGTCACGCTCCGCTAGGCGCACTAAGTGCGCCCAATCGACTATACACGGTAACCAGGGCACGTCCTTCAAAAGACCCTCAAAGTCCTTCAAATCGTCCCCGGTAAGCCCATACCGTGCGTAGACGAACGCCAACGTCTTGGCATCCGGAGTGTGGAGCCGCGCGGCTCCTATGTGGTGCTCGTACTCCACAACCTTAGCATCCGGGGCCAGTTCTACGATCCGGCACATGTACTCACGCAAGAAGGGCACGTGTGAAACTGAGTAAAGCATGCCTTTAGCTACCCCAGCAGGGTCATCTTTCGACGACGAAGTGGAATAGGGCAACCGACTCAACACGCGACCAATTTTCGGACCCCAAATAGTGCCGGCGTCCGTTGGGTACGGAAGGCATTGGCAAAATTCGACGTCGACTATGTCATTTGTGTGTACAAAGCTAGACTCAAAACCGACCTCCAGCATGGCCTCGTGAAACATCGTTTCCTTGTAGACTAGGTGAGAAATCACCAACCAATCGTCCCCGTTAAAGGCACAAGTGTAAGTCTCCAATGAAGGCTCTCCAAAAGCCCTCACAAGCCCGCTAAGATTCCTTTCTGCACTGTCGCGACTAGTGCAGGAGCGCCCACTGACCAGCTTCCAGAAGATCTCAAACTTCACTGGAAACCGCTGAGCTCTGCCTTTGACTCGCGCGCTACGTTCCAAGATCCAGTTATAATTGAAGTCGCGACAGTTATGTTTCGCCAACTTCCGCGTGAAGTTGTACGAATTCTCATCCCTGTGGGCCTCAAACTTAGACTGGTCCCCGTAATAGTATTGCACTTGCCCGTGCTGCGAAAAATGCATGGTTGCGGCATCAAACCATGCTCCGAAGTTTTCCGCTGTCGCGTTTGGACCATTCACCCACACGGCAGGTGAATCAGACGCGAGGTCCAAACGTCGCCGTAACAACTGCGCTATGCGCCAGTCGATCGGCCCAGTGACGCTCATGACCGCATCGGTCATACTGTAAATCCCACGTGGGTCCAACTTGGGTGGACCCATTACAGAAACCATGCCCTGCTTCTCAACCTTAATGAAGCATGACACGTTGAGGTCACTCTCGACCACTCCTCTTTTGGAGACGATGTCCCGAGCCTTCTGGAACATCCGCCGCTGCCCCTCAGGGTAACGGCGGACCCAATCGCCAAACAACTGCCTGCTGTAAGTGACCGGTTCATCCAACAAGAACCGGTTAAGTACGGATGCGGGGTCTAAAGCTCGAGCAAAGAGCTGTTCCCACGCCTCAGGTCTGG